TGTAAGAGCTATAGCTCTTGCTCTAGCTCGTGTGTCTACTTTTGTAGTGTTGGTTGCTACAGTAAAAGGACCTAATGATGAACTTGCTGCTGCATCGTTTGGATAATCTCTCAGTTCTAATTGTACAATTGCATCTCCTGATTGAGATATAAAGTCAGGAATAATTCTACTAACTCTCATAATGTTTTCACCATCACCTCTAAGGTCAGCCATATTTGTAGCTGCTCCTCTTATAACTTTTTGCGTAATATCATAATCACCTGATGTAATGTTAGCTGGTATGGCAGCAGTTACTCCTTCTCTTACTTGATTAACTCCTGTTTCATGTTCATAATAATATGTAACACCATCCGTGTTTCCTTGCACATCAAAAGAAGTATCTGTATCTGCATCGTATTGAGTTCCGTGAGGTAAACCAAACACAGCAGAATCTTCCCATGTTGTTCTAGGAAATAAACTACTAGCATTAGTAAACCATATAGGTCTTTTAACTGTTGAATCTAGATAACTATACATAACCGCTCTATTAACATTGTTAGATGTAGCGGATGGATAAAACCATGTAACTTCACCAAACAAGTTATTTATACCGGCATAAACTAATTGATTAGATGTAGTGTTAAGATCATCATAAACAAAATCCTCAACTAAACAATCCATAGATTCTAATTTACCAGTGTATCTAAAAAAACCATTATCAGACATCCAGTATGCAGCACCATCAACTTCAACAGCTGCATTCATTCCTATCAATCCACAGTTAGTACCTACTTGTTCAAAAGCAAATGTAAATGGAGTTCCAACAAATCTCATAGTAAACAAAGAAGTATCAGACCAAACATAAATTGCATTTCTACCAAGTTCAGCCCCCATGATCCGTGATCCGGCGGCCAGTCTTTGTGTACCAGCTGTATTTTCTGCTGTAGGTGTGTAGTCATTAATATTTTCTTGAGAAGAAAATCTTATAAACATATCATCTTGTGTTGTCTTATCACCAATAGTTGTTTCTGTTCCAAAAAATACTAAGTGACGATCAGGTGTTGACACTAACATATCACGTGACGCTGTTGGTGCACCAGTTATAATAGTTGCACGTGTTGCTGTTGCGTTAGATGCATCACCATCCCATTGAAAACATTCACCATTGTGTATTAATGCAATAAGAGTTGATCCTAAGTTGTCTAATGACCATAGACCAGGATCTGTTACTGAATCTGTGTTTACCGCAGCAGAACCCCATCCTGTCCATTGAGAAGTGTTGGTTACTGTAGCACCACTAGAATGAGATGCATTAGCTGTCCCCCTAACATTTCTAGTAATACCTGTTAAATTATTTCCCGATACACCTGTGTACGAAATTTCTTCTGAGTCTACTTGAATAAAGTTAGTACCGGTAGTTGGAAACCCTGTTGTACTTGTTAAAGTAATACTTGTTCCTGATCCACCTGTACCAAAAGCATTAGCACTTAGTGATCCGTTTAATGTTGTTGTTGTAACTCCTAATATTTCTCCTCCCCACAAAGGTATACCCCAACCAAAAGCACCAAGTTGTTCTGGTGGTCCTACGGTGTAGTATCTAAAATAAGTAATAGCTCCAGAAGTAGATGCTCCACTACCTGTTTCATTACTAGGCATTGTAATTGTAAAGTTGTTTGCATCTACAACAGATGTAACCATAAATTTTTTATCAGCAAAATCAGCAGCTCCAAAATTAGAATTAGTGATAGCACTAAATGTAGACGCATCACCAAATAAAACTATATCTCCTGCTTGAAACCCATTTGCATTTGCTGTTATAGTAACTGTCGGTGATCCATTGGATGTGCTAAACGCACTTGTAATTGCTGTTCCTGATGGATTAACTAAAGGGTGTATGTCATAATAAACACCACCAGAGTATACATATAAAATTCTATTAGTTCCTATGGCTGCAAATTTAATAGAATCTTTATTAACAAAATGATGCAACCCTCTTGCAACACCTGTAAGTTTTGATTCACCTAACTGATTCCAGCCACCTATTTTTTCAGGTGTGCCATATCTAAAACGTACGTTTTCTCCACCTGTCCACTGTGATTCAGCGCCGGTAGATGTAACTTGTTTATTGAATCCTGGTAAAAATCCTAATTTTTGTAACATATAAAAACCTTTGAAATAACTGATTTACACTATATATTAAATAAATATAGAATGAAAGTCACTAATATAAAAGATTTTTTGATAGTAAAAGACAACTTTTTTGAAGAAAAAGTTTATAATCAAATACTTTATGATATTTCAAGATTAAACTTTCAAAGCCGGTATAATACATCTAGAGAAGAAGACAAAAATATTTATCAAAAAATATATTTTAATGTGCCTTTAAATAAAAACCATTTTGCAGTGCAAGAGGTATTTAAAATACTGTCTGAATATGGGTTAAATTTAGTTTCTACAGAACATAATTATTTTTTAAGTACTAAACACAAAAAAGCATCTCCCCACACCGATCATTCAGATGTAAATTGTTTAGTATATTTAAAAGGAATTAATATCTTAAATAGTGGCACTGGTTTTTACCACAAAGAAAATGATGAACTTGTTTTAAACAGACATATAGGATTTAAAGAAAACAGAGCGTTAATTTTTGACTCTAAAATACACCACACTTCTTTACAATTTAATGAGGTAACAGCAACAAGATATGTAATGGCTAATTTTTTTAATTATAAATAATATGAAAATTATGAAAGCTAAAATTGTATGGTTTCCTGAAAAACTATCTTCTATAAATTTTGATTCTTTAGAAAATAAAATGGAATGGGATCAAGAACATTTAAAAACTGTTCGTAAATTTATGGAACAAGATGGATTATTATTTCCAGGAGTATTTAAAGATGGTGAGATACATTGTGGACACTATAGATTTAAAATAGCAAAAGAGATGGGCTATGATGGTATCGATGCTTATAAGGTAGATAGTTTTAAAGATGCCCTGCACTTGACTAATTTTAGTCAGTTGTGTTATAAGCACTATCAAGAATATAAAGAAAATAATTACTTATGATAAATACTTACAATTTATTTGCTGTGCCAGTCGTGCATGGTAAATTACCCTTACAACCAATTGTACATAAAAAAATTTTATCATTTGTAGATGATAACTATACTGAAAGTGATTTACGTTCTAATAGAAAGGGGTTTCAATTTCATAAAGATTTTGAAGGTAAAAAAGAAATGGATGAATCAATAAATCAAATGATGTTAAAAACATTTAACAGTCATATTAGTTGGAGCTGGTTAAATGTTTTAGGAGACAACTCTTACAATAATCCACATTCTCATCCAACTCTTCACTCTAATTTTTCAGGAGTGTTTTATTTATCAAACGAAAACAACAATATAATTTTTACAAGGGATAATGAAACTTTTAGTTTTCAACCAACAATTTTTGATTTTTTAATTTTTCCATATAGTTTAGTACATTATGTATTACCGGAAAAAAGAAAAGAAAAAAGAATATGTTATGCATTTAATTTAAAAACCTTGGAGGATAAAAACAATGTATGAATCATTAACAGAAGCAACTAAATTTCATTCAATAAATGAATCTAATTGGATTGGGGAGGCGTTAGCAGAATATAAACACAACGTTTTTAATTTAATAAAAGAAAATAATGTAAAAACTATTTTAGATTATGGTTGTGGTAAAGCAAAATTTCACTCTATTTTATTTAATAATAAAAAAGTTCCTGGCTCACCAATGGGTGTTGATATTACTCCTTATGATCCAGCAATTGCAAAGTTTGCTAATAAACCAACTGGACAATATGATTTAGTTTTATGTGTTGATGTAATGGAACACGTTCAAGAAGATAAAGTTGAAGAAGTTCTTAAAGATATATTTACTTTTAGTAACAGAATATTTTTAACTATCACTTGTTATCCTGCCACACAAGTTTTACTAAATGGTAAAAATGCTCACTACACTATTAAAGAACCTGATTGGTGGAAAGAAAAATTAAAACCTTATGATGGAAGTTATATTTCTATTTTTCAAACAAAACCTGATAGGGGAGGCAAAACTATAAACAAAGAAGAGTGGATGCCTAATAAAATTACGTTAGAAAAATTAAAAAAAAATCATAAAACACTGGACGAAACTCAAAAAGAAAAAGCTAAACTGTTGTAACAATGCTTATAAAAATTGTAGATGATTTTGCAAATGTAAAAGAACAATTAGAAATAATAAATTATATAAACAATAATAATTTACTCTATTCTTTTAACAAAACTTCTATAACAAATAAAAAATTTATGACTTCTAACACAATAGATTACCCGCAAATTGTTCATGAAATTATTAAAGATGATGAGATATATAATAATGTTTTATTTTCTTATATCTACACTTTATTATTTAAACATAAACTATCTAATAATTTTATTCATAGAATAAAAATAAACACAACGTTCCCTTATCCTAAAAGTAATAAAAAAAATTATGGACCAATTCACATCGATATATCGGACCCTAATGTAGATGGTATTAGTATCATATATTATATAAACAATAGTGATGGAGATACTTTATTTTTTGATGATAAATTAAATGTAACTAAAAAAATTACACCGCGACAAGGAAGAGCTATTATATTTAATAATAAAATAAAACACACAGCTTGTTGTCCAATAAATTCAACTTACAGACAGGTTATAAATATGGTTTTATACAAATGATAAATTTAATAGATAAAAATAATAAATTAAATGAAAATAAAAATAGTCTAGTAATTACTTATCCAAGAACTGTTCATGTCATGTTTGGTAATTATCCATACCCAGAAAAAATACATAATTTTATTTTAGAAATTAAAAATAATTTAAGTGAAAAAATGGAGGGATACACAAATGTAAAAGGAGGAATGACAGATTGGGGGTATTTTATAGATAAACCATCGTATAAAGATTTTATATCTTACGTAATTAACAAACACCAAATATCACATCCAAATATTTTTGAACATTTTTTTGAAAAATATATTCTTAAAGAGGCTTGGGGAAATGAAATAAAAAATAATGATAGTTTAGATTATCATTATCATCACCATATTCATGGAATTCTATATTTAACAAAAGGGTGTGATTTAAATATACCTGAACTAAATATAAAAATAACACCTGAACCAGGAGACTACTATATATTACCGCCTTATATACAGCATGGGTTTGAAAAACATAGTGGAGAAAGCAATAGATACTGTTTAGTTTTTAATTTGCACAATAACCCAATGTCTCATTTTGGTTATAATAAAAAAATTGAAAAAATGAAATGAATTATTTAGAAGCTATAGTACAAATAGACAATATTGTTGGAGACATATTTTGTAAAGAAATAATGGACTATTATAATAATATTAATTTAAAATCTTTAGGAGTAGTAGATCCATCTGATCATACTTCTAGAAATGTTTTGGGAAAACATTTAGATTGCAAAGAAGATAAAGTTATCTTTGATAAGATAAATAAAAAAATAGAACAGACTTATAATTTTTATAAAATTAAATTTCCAAAGATTTTATTAAATAAAATTAGCGAAATAGATTTATTAAAGTATGAAGTAGGTGGATATAATAGATATCACGTAGATGTTTACACAGATATTCCAAGATCCCTTAGTGTTATAATAAATTTAAATAATAACTATAAAGGTGGAGATTTAGTTTTTGCAGATCAAAAAAATAAAGAAGTAAAAAGATGTAAATTAAATAAAGGCAGTATTATATTTTTTCCAAGTAATTTTATGTACCCACATGGAATTGAAAAAATAACAGAAGGGACTAGGTACAGTATAGTAGCATGGCTTCAATAGACGTTAAAGTAGATAACCTGTTTCCAAATTTAATAGCTACTAAAAATATAGATGTTTCAAAGTTAAATGTTACAGGAAAAAATTTTAAAAAAACTTTTGGATCAGATATAAAAACTACTCTTAATGGTAACACATTATTTAATAAAAACTCAATAAATTATTTAAATATAGAACTTAGATTAATATTAGGTTATTTATTAAAACCATATTGTAAGACTTTTGTTTTTAATGTGTGTGATATATGGTTAAATAAATATAGTAAAAATGACTATCAAGAAAGTCACATTCACCCCAGTGATTTTTCTTTTATAATATATTATAAAATAAATAAATCTTATACAATTTTTAATAATCCAGTTAAAAGTTTATTAGAGATGCGTGATAGTAAAATATTTAATAAACATTATAAACCAAAACTAAAACAAGGAGATCTAATAATTTTTCCCTCTTACTTAGAACATTGGGTAAAACCTAATTCTAATAACACGACAATTGCAGGTAATATAAAAATTATAGATATAATTAAATGAATGAAAAAACTGTAAACATAAATAATTTTATTGGTGTGTATGATAATTATATTACTAAAGAAGAATGTAACAAAGCCATAAAACTATATGAAGACCAAAATAAATTTAATAAAACCCTCAGTAGAATTAGTTCTGAAAAAGCATCGATCTTAAACAAACAAGATCAACAATTTTTTGCAGGACCAAGTAACATAAATATTTGGTGGGAAGAGTTGAAACCTATGATAGTAAACTTTGATTTAGCGTGGAGTCATTATGCAAAAAATGTAGGTGCAATTGATGCTTATGGCGGTGAACCTTTTCATTATGCAGATTTAAAAATACAAAAAACATTACCCACAGAAGGATATCATGTTTGGCATGTAGAGCATGCTAAAGGATATGACAATGAAAAAAGAGCGTTTGTTTTTTCAATATATTTAAATGATGTAGAAGAAGGAGGAGAAACAGAATTTTTACATTTTTCAAAAAGAGTAAAACCAAAGACTGGTAGAATAGTTATTTGGCCTGCAGGCTTTCCATATTTACACAGAGGTAATTCACCCTTATCGGGTGAAAAATATATTCTAACATCTTGGATGTTATTGCGACCGTGATTAAAAAAATTAACACTAATACTCCAACAAAAACAAATAAAAGAATAATTAGTTTGTTATCAGAAATTAATGGTTGGGGTTTTGGGTACGATAACAATAGTAACCAAATAAACGTTAGTAAACCAGATGCTGGTTTTACTTTAAAAACTTATAACAATTCATTTAAATATATAGATAATAGTGGTTTAAATTGTTTTGCATATTTTATATCTGACATAGTAGAAAAAAATATTTTTTTTAAATTTAAATCAATAAACAGAATACATTGGAATTGGTATCATCCAGGCAGTAAAATGGAATTACATTCTGATGAAAGTTTAGATAAGTTTTTTTCAATTGTTTATAATTTACACACTAACGATGGTGGAACAGAGTTTAGTGTAAATAATAAAAATACTTTTTATAATTCTATTGAATCTGAAGCTTTGTTTTTTCCAAGTAAAATACAACACAAAGCAGTACCTCCTACAAAAGATTTTAATAGGTTTTCTTTAAATATAGTTGTTAATATATAATATGAAATTGGTCTATTCTATTCCAGGAAAAATTTGGTGTATACATAATTTTTTAGATTATAACACATATAGAGGTATTCATAATGCTATTATTAAAGAACGAAAAAAAATTAATTTACAAACTACTAAAGGAATTTGGAACGAAAGTTTAATAACTAATATAAATCCTCCAGATAGAGTTCAAGTAAGTAATTATGAACCTTTTGACAAATTAAAAACATTAGTTTCACACAATGTATATTTTAAATTACAAGATGTAAAATATATGTCTACAACTATTCATTACATGAAAAAAGGTGCGGGTATAAACTGGCACAATGATGGTGATTGGAAATATGGAGCAACTTACTACATAAATAGAAGATGGAATAAAAATTGGGGTGGTGAGTTTATGTTTTCTAATGAAAATGGTTTTAGTTTTTTACCTTATGTGGGTAACTCTTTAGTTATCGCTAAGGCTCCAATTGAGCATAAAGTAAACCCTGTCTTGAGTCCAATCATACCTAGAATTTCTGTACAAATTTTTATGAAGTAGGTCTTGCACCTAATCTAGCAATTTTTTCAGCTTCAGTTTCTCCGTCAACGTTATCATTATCCCATACTCGTTGTCGATATGCTAAATGAGCTGCGTTCCATTTATCAATAAATGGTTGAAAATCTAAACCAGTGCTGGCCCAAGTATCATTAGGAGTTCCGTCTTTAAATTCTACTTCATCTTCAACGTTTGAAGTTTGATATTGAACTGCCCAAAAATTTGAATAAGAAGGATTGCTCCAAAAAGCATCGTCATCAATTCTATGACCAACAGGTTGACCATCCGTAGGATCAAGTTCTGATTGATTTATAATTATTTTATCGTCAAATATTACTGTCCAAGTTCCTCTAGATGCCATTTTTTCTCCTAAGTTTTAATAATATAAATTACTGTTAAATATGGTTGAAGTACTGAAGTCGAATCTCCACTAAAGTTTGCACTCATATTGTGTTGGTGTCCCGACCCAGATCCCGTAGAATTTGTTTCCTTGTTTTCAGGAGCTTGACCAGGTAAGTCTTGGTCAAGTTGGTTTTGACCCATAGCTCTACCCCCAACGTTCATGTTGTGATTGTGACTAGCAAGTTGAGCTACTGATAAAGATGCATTTGCTGTAGATCCACCTACGTTTCCAGTTGAAGAAACAGTGTTTGCTCCACCAGTAGATGCTAAAGCTTTGTTATTAGATTTTCCAATCGCTACGTTATCTGCTAGGTTTGGAAGAGTAAAAGTAGTTGAACCATTACCTGCACCATAAGTTGTACCAATAATTGCAAATAATGCAGAGTAAGTTGATCTTGAAACTGCCGCGCCAGCACATTCTAAAAATCCTGTTGGCACAGATGAATCTGACCATGGCACAATAGTTGCTGTAGGAATACCCTCAATGCCTGTAAGGTCTGATCCATTAAAATTATATTTAGTTGCTTCGTAATTTGCCATATTATTTATCCGTGTATGTCCATCCTACATTTGAACCAGAGTAAACTAATCCAAAACCAGCTCCTTCAGTATTAACTACTAAGTCTGCTGTTGCGTTTGCTATTTTAGAACTATTTCTTCCAACAGTCAATGCGTTAGAATCAAACGTATATCTTGAATCTACAAAATGTACTTCATCACCCTCTGCAGGTGATGCAGGTAAAGTTATTGTTACAGCTCCGCCGTTTGTATCTACAAATAATTTTGCTCCAGCTTGCACTGTTTCTGCTGCACTTACTGTTCTCCATTTTCTGTACTCGTTTGCACTTACTATATTTGTTCCATCAGAATAAACTACGTAACAATTACCTTCACATAATAATACACCTGTGCCAGAAGCTGTTTTAAAAGTTAACGTGTATCCTGCGTGATTAGTTCCATCAACCACATTAA